GGTGGATTCAGTCGCGGCGAACTCAACATTTTTGCAGGTGGATCGGGTTCAGGTAAATCCTTGGTCATGATGAACATTGCGCTAAACTGGGTACAGCAGGGCTTGCATGGAGTGTACATCACACTGGAACTGAGTGAAGAACTCACGGGACTGCGAACAGCAGCCATGTTGACCAACATGAGTACCAAGGACATTCGCCGCGACAAAGAAACAGCAGCACTCAAGGTCAAACTGGTGGGCAAGAAAGCTGGTAGCTACAGAGTCAAAGCTTTGCCAGCACAGAGCAATATCAATGACATTCGTGCGTTTTTGAAAGAGTATCAAATTCAAACTGGACATCGTGTGGACTTCATGATGGTGGACTACTTGGACTTGCTGATGCCTGTGAGCGCCAAGGTCAGCCCCAACGACCTGTTTGTGAAGGACAAGTATGTTTCGGAAGAACTGCGCAACTTGGCCAAAGAACTGGGAATCTTGCTTGTAACAGCGTCGCAGCTGAACCGATCGGCTGTGGAAGAAATTGAGTTTGACCACTCACACATTTCGGGTGGTATTTCCAAGATCAACACAGCCGACAATGTGTTTGGTATTTTCACCAGTCGTGCCATGAAAGAGCGCGGCAAGTATCAAATTCAGTGTATGAAATCGCGCAGCAGCACAGGAGTGGGACAGAAGATTGATCTTGAGTACAACATGGAAACCATGCGCATCACTGATGCTGGTGGTGACGAAGAAGGCTTCAATAAACGTCCGACATCATCGTTTATGGATCAAATCAAGGCCAAGAGTACAATGACACCCAAAGAGGCAGTTGACGCAGGCACAGCAGAAGTTGGAAAAGTAACAGCTGATGTGCAAAGTACCAAGCTTAAACAGTTGCTGGGGCAAATCAAATCGGTATAACATGCCAAATCATTTTTGTAGATATTTGTCCAATGGATATTCATTCAGCATTGCTCGGTCGGGCCTAACACTAGTAAGTCCCTGTTGCTGGTTTAAACAATCAGTTCCGTTGGATTCGTATCTGGGAAACAATAGAAAGATTCATTTTGAGTCAATTACCGATTGGACACCAGCTTGTGAAGCTTGTAAAGTTTTAGAAGATGCAGGGCAAAAAAGCCTGAGACAGGCCGGAGAAGATTGGATTACTGATCAGCACCACGACCAAGACGCAGCAACAATCGATATTCATTTAGACAGCGAATGCAATGCAGCCTGCGTAATTTGCGATGAGTACAGCAGTTCTTTGTGGGCAAAAGAAAACGCCAAGATTGCTGGCAAAACGATAAAAATTCAAAATTCTTCCAATGCAATTGACAAATCCATTGCCGACATTGTTGCCAATGTACCGCTGGAAAAAGTATCATATGTTAAGTTTTTTGGCGGCGAGCCATTGTTCACTGATACTCATTTGAAATTTTTAAAGCAGCTACCATATCCTGAACAGGTTACCTTACACTATACAACCAATGGTTCTATATATCCCAATGATCAAGTTCTTGCTGCGTGGAAAAAATTCAAAACAGTGATTTTTGCAATCAGTGTGGATGGTATCAATCAGCAGTTTGATTATATACGGTGGCCTCTGCCCTGGGACAAAGTAAGTAAAAATATTCTGAGAATAAAAGAGAATAAAGAAATTTGGAATCTCATTTTTAGAGTGGAGTTTACAGTAAATTGGTTGAATGCCTACTACTACGACACAGTAGCAAGCTGGGTAGACTTAAATTTGTCAACAAATCTATACGGCGACAAAACCGAAATCAATGTTCATACCTGTACAAGATCTGTTTGGTCAACCGAACTGATGCCCTACAATATTAGAAAACTGGTCATGAACAAATACCCCAATGATCATGTCATACACAATCTGGTAAAAAATTTACCAGCGCCCGGATCCTTGAATGAATGGAAACAATTTGTTCAAACTTGGGATCAGCGCCGAGGGCACAGCTGGCAACAGGCATTTCCTGATTTGGAAAAACATGTATAACATGTATTAGATTACTACTTTTGGTCCAAAAAGGTCATACAAATTCTAAGATTTGGCGTCCTACAAGCCATCGATAACTGGATAATTAACCGACTCGAACCGATAAATAATAAAAAGGTCCTGGGATCATGCAAAAGAAAACTCGCAGTCTTCTAGAAGAATTAGATGCAATGTACGTGGAACGCGACAAGCGTCATGTCATTGAAAATCGTGCATCCAATGTGATTGCCAGTGCCATCAGACTGCTGGAAGAAATAGAGTCAACCTACACACCTGAACAAGCAGAGAATTTGCATCGCAAGCTGCTGAACGCCATTAAACTGCGTGATCCTTCAAAATTTACTAGAACAGTGAGACGCACCGATGCAAATTCATGAGCTAACAAAACCAAAAAAGATCAACGAAGGTTTACGCGACATATTTGGATTGAACAATCCCACAGTAAAAGCAGCCTGGGAAGAAATTGGTGGCGAGCTTGCACAGAATCTAGCTGCTAAATTTACTAGGGATCCAAGATATACCAATCTACCATTGGCCCAGCGAAAACTGGCCATGATGCGTGATCAAACAATTCAACAAGCTGCCGAACAAAAACTAGAAGAACTCACAAAATATGTTGCTGGCATAGAAATCAAATCTGGTAAATCCTTGACAGATCAACAGTACCAAGCTGCGTTGATGCCCTGGATCGATATATCCATACTCAACAAAAAATATGCAGAGCTAGATCCTGCTGTTAAAAATACTGTGTTGGCCACTGCAGAAACCATGTCAAAGAATCGTACCAATGCCAACATACAAAAACAATTATTGACCACGTTACTAGCTGACGAAAGTGCTAGAATGGTTCAAGTGGCCACAGATTTGCAAAAATTTCAAGCTGCCAACGCACCTGCTGCTCCTGTTAAAACTCAAACTGCTGCTGCCACCGCTACTACTGCTGCACAACCTGCGTCTACAACCACTGTGAGTGGTGTCAAAGCCGGCACACCCACTGCTGCTGAATTGGCCAAATTTGATCAAGCAGTAGCTCAGGCAATAAAGGCCAAGATATGAAACTGTTGGAAGGCGGCAACGTATTCAAAGACGCCGATGGGCAACCACTGACACAGCGCATTGGTCAATCCGATGTACCTGCAACCATACGTTGGGTAGAGCAAGTCACTGGCATTGAATTTCCACAGAATCGTTGGCTGGGGTCAACAGGACGCAAAGCCACATCGGGCGATCTGGATCTAGCAGTGGATCTCAATGACATTGACAAAGAACAACTCACTGCCAAACTACAAGCATTTGTTTCTCAGCAAGGTCTAGACCCTCGCGAATATGTACGCAAATCGGGCGAAGTACACCTGCGAACACCCATTGGTGGTGATGCCAGCAAAGGCTATGTACAAACAGACTTTATGTTTTTCCCCAATCTGGACTGGGGTACATTCTTTTATGGCGGCAGCGAAGATTCTGCCTACAAGGGCATGTACAGAAATGTACTGATGAGTTCCTTGGCCAAATATAACGGACTCAAAGTAGGTGCCAATGGCATGCTGAGTCGAGCCACCAATGAGCTGGTGCCCAATGGTCAAGACCCCGACTATGTGGCACAAACCTTGATAGGTCCACAAGCCAACAGAAACAATTTAAAAAATGTAGAAAGCATTTATGCTGCCCTGTCACGTGATCCACAGCGAGATGCCAAGCTGGCAGATTTTAAAGAATTCCTCCAGCGTGAAGGAGTCAGTGAACCTGATCTCAAAGAAAACGATGCAGGCTTCCTAGGCAGACTGAGAGATCGCATAGTCAATCAAGGCATGTACGCTCTAATTGAAAATCAACAACTCACAGAAGCCAAGAACCCCAGAATCCCCTACATCGAAGACCTGGTGTTTCAAAAGGGCGTGGCTGGTGCACGTGAAGCCTTGGACATTATCAAACAAACTGCTGCTGACACCAAGCAGTATGCTACCATCAAGTGGGATGGATCGCCTGCTGTGATTTTTGGGCGCAACGACGCCGGCGAATTTGTGCTCACTGATAAAGCAGGTGCCACTGCTGTGGGCTACAATGGTTTGGCCACCAGTCCTGCCATGATGGATAAGATTTTGAAGCAGCGTGATGCTGCTGCCGCAGCCAAAGGTCAAGCCTCTGATCGCACACAACTCAGCAAAATCTATCAGGATATTTGGCCCTACTTTGAAGCTGCTGTGCCCAAGAACTTTCGTGGCTACATGAAAGGCGACTTGCTGTATTTTCCCGAGCGCCCTTACAAGGAAGATGCTGGTAACCTAGTGTTTCAACCCAACATTCACGGTGGCATTGAGTACCGTATTCCTGTGTCCAGTCCGTTGGGTCAAGAAATAGCCCGCAGTCAAGTGGGCATTGCTGTGCATACCTACATGGAAGATCCCACAGCACCAGAGCAGTTCATTGGAGATCCCGAGTCTAAATTAAAGAAGGTTTCGGGACTGATGTTGACCGGGGCCACAGACAAAAATCTACAAAATCTCAAACTCAACAGACAAACCATGTCCGAGCTCAGCAGTTATGCTCGCGGCGAAAATGCACAGGCGCTGCAGGGCTTGTTGAATCCTGCAGAACTTCGTGCAGCACAGATCACAGATTTGCCTGCACTGATGGAAAAGTTTATTCACAGCCTCAAAGGCACAGACTACTCAGGGGCAACTCCTCAAGCATTTGGGCAGTGGCTGCAAACCAATGTAAATCCACGCAAATACAACAACATTGTGGAATACCTGCAGAGTCCCAGAAGCAACATTCTTGGTATGAGCGTGGCCTTTGCTATTTGGAACAAGCTGCACGAACTCAAGCAAGATCTACAGCGTCAGTTGGACGTGCAACGCCCTGGACAGGAAGGTTGGGTATTCTCCACTCCTGCAGGTCGTGCCAAGCTGGTAAGCAGAACAGCCGGTGGGTTTGCTGACCCTGCTCGCAAAGCCGCGGCTAAGAAGTAATTTTTTGCCATTTGGATAAATAAAAGTAGGTCCACTGAGACCACTTATTAAGGAGATTTAAAATGGCAAGTTTTACACGCACAAATGGTGATGCACAACCAGTATTTGCACTAGACACTCAAAACGGTCCTATTGCACCTTCAACAGCTACTGCTGCTTCACCTGTTCAACCTCAAGGCCCCAAGCTTGAGTTCTTCCGTTTTGTTGCTGCCAACACCATGGCCAGCCAGCAAGGCGTAAACGGCTTTGTAGCCAACGCTCTGCAAGCTATTCAGCAAACAACCACAGTTGCTATGTACCAAGTTGACGCTACAGTACTAAGCGTTGCTGTGTACCCAGTTGGCGCTTTCGCTAACACCACAGTGGCTTTGGCTGCTGCTAACGTTGCTGGTGTTGCTGGTACAAACCAGTTCAGCTCATGCACCAACGTTGGCTTCAAGCTATCAACCTAATCAAATCTAATTTGATAGCCAAACCCCGGTTCGCCGGGGTTTTTCTTTGACCATAATTTGTTGCGGTGTCTAGGTCAGTTTAAATATCACACTCATGCGAATTAGATGCTACACTCTGTTTGATATCACTGAAACTGGTGTTGTTGGGCATTTCAATGCACAGCGACTGCCTTTTCACGACCATGCTGGGCAAGCTGTCACAGATCTACAGTCCTGGAACAAGTCAAGGAATCAACAACGAAATCTAGAAACAATCACTCAGATACTACAGTTGAGAACCCAGTTGTTTGATGTTGACTCTCCAGTGTTGAACAACACTGTATGGAGTTTTGAGTTCAGTGTGGAATTTCAAGGCATTTATCAAGATGACAACGATGAGTTTGGTATACTCAAAAAAGATTCAGATTCGGTTCCCATGCTGGTGGGATTAAACGAAAAATGTTTTTTGACCCCTTGCTTGGTACCCGAAGGCAATCAACGCAACATTTGGTTTGAAATTGTTGCGGTAAATACACAGTTATGACCGACACAACTGACATCGAAAAGAAAAGTCTGGAAGCCCACGTTGAACTGTGTGCTCAACGCTACAAATATCTAGAAGAAAAACTAGATAGTTTGGAACAGACACTGGGCACTGCTGTCAGCAGTATTACCACTGTTAAAACCATGGTAGAAAACATGAGCAACAAGAACACCGATCGAATCATCAGTTGGGGTGTGGGCATCATCAGTTTCCTGGTGGCAACCTGTGGGTATTTGATAGCCACTTATGTTTTTAAATGATCAAAGAACAAGAAGTTGAACGTTGGATCAGCGAAGAATTCCGACAACTGTTGCCAGTCTTGGTTTGGAAAAATCAAGATGGTGAATACGAAGCATTTGGCCGCTACAGAATAGTGCGTGAGCGCCGGGGCTATACAGTGTTCTGCAATGACAGCGAGCAGGGTGTTTTCAACAGCACCAGAAGCGCCATCAGTTATTGCATAGCCGACAAGTACAAAAACTACAACTTGGCCCGTGATATCCAAAATTTAGACAGCATGCTGGGCAACATTACCAATGATATTTTCGTGCGAGCTGGCGTTGCACACAAAACTCGCGACCCTGTGCTGAAAGAAAACATTGAAACCAAACTGGAAAGCAAAATTCTACACAAAAAGGCCCTGGAAATTCAACTCAATAATTGTGTAAATTGGGCTAAATACCTACAACAAAAAGGATTCGAACATGAAACTTCAAGATCTGGCCATGCCACAACAATCAAAACAAACCGCTAAGGTTTTTGAAAGTTATTTTGGACACAGCATCAACATTGATCGCCTGTCACGTACACAAGCTCGTGGTATGTTGCAAAAAGTTCGCGGACTGATTCGCGAGCATCGTGCCACTTCTGAGTTTCATCGCAGCGAACAAAATCCAAATTATCTCAAGTTGGTGGTATTGGAAACTGCACTAGAAAGCAAGATAAAAGAAACACAAATTGTTCCTGGCGGAGCTACCGGTCAACAGCCAGCGCCGCAAGCTGCTAAAGCTGGCGCATTGAACAAAGTTGTGGCTGCTGCTGCGTCCAATAAACCATCAACACCTGCGGAAAAACAAGCAGTTGATCAAGCAATGCAAACCCTTCAGCAAGCTGCTGCCAAAGATCCAAAAATGGCGCAAATGCTGAAATCTGCTGCCAGCGCCTTGGAAAGCAAAAAAGCTGCTCGTCGCCTGCGCGAAGCCAGCGAAGTGCAACAAGCACAAGTTGTGCTGGCTGCACAAGACATGGTTGACAAGCTGCAAAAAATGTTAGAAGAAGTCACTGCCATGCAGTTCAAAGATCTTCCTGCCTTGGTTGACTCAATCAAGAACGAAGTTGGTCCACAACAGGCCACACAGTTCAATGCCGATGCCAATGCTGCTCTAACAGGCCTGGTACAAAACCTACAAGGCGGCAAACAACAAATGGAAGCTGCACTGGGCGTGGTCACAGGACAAGCTGCACCCATGGATGATCTTGGCATGGCCACTGATCTAGGTCAAGCCGCCGCTGCTGATCTTGGCACTGCTGATGCTGATATAGAGGATGCGGCCGATCAAGCTGCTGCTGATTTAGAAGAACCCGAAGCTGGCGCAGGCACAACAGAACTGGGCCGCGGACGTAGATAATGCTGATTCGCGAGTTTGAAGAACGCCAGGACGTAACAGCTGAAAAGTTGGCTGCTCTCAGTGAGTTTCTGGCCGGACGAGCTCAAGACACCAACAGCAAGATGCAGATCAGCAAGCAGGCATTTATCAATGCCGCCAAAAACCTAGGCATCAATGTTACTGAACAGTCGCTGTCGCAGATGATATCGCAACAGCCCCTGAACGATATTTTGGAACCCATTGAACCCAATTCGGATGTGATTAGATTCAAAGGCAACACAGATGTGGAAACAGCCATGAGTGTGAATCAGGCCGAAAAGATTGTCAACAAAAATGCCAAAGCCGCCATGCGCCGCGGCATGAAATAATTTCTTTCAAATCTAACCCAGTGACTGAGATTAAATATCTGCGGCCATCTGTTGAGGAATATTATGGAAAATTCGGTTGGATCTATTGACCAAACACAATTGGAAAATTTATTTTACTATAGATATTTGGATCTGCCAACGGTACCACAGCACATTGTAGATTCGGCCTTGAGATTTGCACATGATCCGGAAAAATGCAATGCTCGTGCCTGTAAAACTTCTAGTCCTGTTCGTCAAAAAGATAGGGCTTTGTGGTTTCGGACCTTAGATGTGTTTGGTCAACTGCAACATTCAGTCAGTGTTTTGCGTTTTGATTTTGATTTCGAATTTGAAAAATGGGTCAAAGACAATATAGTGTCTGATTTTTTAGACGCCAGTTTGGCTTGTGCTGTAAGAACGCACGAAGAAGATTCTGTAATCGGTATTCATACAGACACCACTCGAGATTATTTGTTAATGTACTTGTTGCAAACATCCAATGACAATCAAACCAGTTTTTGGTGGCAGGAACAGGGACAATCGGTAATCAGACAAAACGACATCCAAATAAATCATTTTCACACAGTCAAGCCAGTTGTGGAAACAGTTCTGCAAAAAAACAAATGGGTTCTGCTCAATCCTAATGTGTTGCACAGTGTACACAATGTCCGGGGCCACAGAATTGCATTACATGTCAGTTTAACCAGTGAACAGGCCGCTGCCTTTACTGTGCCGATACCAGCGTCGTTAAATAAATGCCAATGAAGGAAAATAGTATGGCCATTTATGAGAACAGTGTTGTTGAACAAAAAGAAAAAACAACACGCAATTGGTTTTGTTATCGATATTTAGATCTTCCTAAAGTGCCAGATCATATTGTTCAAGCAGCATTGGATTTTGCCCATGACCCCGAAAAATGTAAGATGTCAAATTCAATGCAACACAATGTTGCACCAAAAAACGAAAACATTTGGTTTAGACCACTGAATGTGTTTGGTGTGCATAGTAATGCAAGAAGTATAATTCGTTTTGACTTCAGCAAGGAATTTGTGGATTGGGTAAGATCAAACATAACCGAAAATTTCTTAGATGCCAACTTGGCCTGTAGCTTTGCATCCAATTGTGACGACACAGTGTCTGGTATGCATTCAGATATCGGTAGAAATTTTGTGTTACTTTATTTGATAGAAAAAACCAACGATGATCAAAAAACTGCTTGGTGGCATCAGTCCGGTCATCCGGTGGTAAGAAATTACGATGTACAAGTAGATAATTTTGAATCTGCTAATCTCATTGAAGAAACTGTGTTTGAAAAATTTAGATGGGTATTAATGAATGCCAATATTTTGCATAGTGTTCACAATGTCAAAGGCAATCGAATGGCACTACAAGTAAGTTTGAGTGTGATGCAGGCCGCTAAACTGTTAAAATGATACAATTAACTGATGCTGCCCGAAACAAAATCCAAAAACTGATAGCATCCAAGGGCTATGCAGGCATTAGGATTGGAGTGAAAACTACAGGTTGCTCTGGACTTGCATATGTGCTAGAATATCAACACCACAAAACTGAAAACGATTGTGTTGAGTCCAATGGTGTGTTGATTTTCATTGATCCCAAGTATCATCCCTATTTGCAGGGCACAATCATTGACTATGTGAGAAACGGGCTCAACGAGGGGTTTGAGTTCCGCAATCCCAATGAACGCGATCGGTGTGGTTGTGGGGAAAGTTTTAGAGTTTGAAACAAAAATACATTGATCTTTACATGGACTGGGCTTGCAGAGCAGCAGAACTCAGTCATGCTCGTCGACTGCATGTGGGTGCTGTAATTGTCAAAGATGACACAGTGATCAGCTACGGCTACAACGGCATGCCTGCGGGTTGGGACAACAATTGCGAAGACACACAGCCAGACGGGAGCATAAAAACCAAACCCGAAGTGCTACATGCTGAATCAAATGCTATTGCAAAACTGGCCAGAAGCAACAACAGTGGCGCAGGCGCCGACTTGTTTGTGACACACAGTCCTTGCATTGAATGTGCCAAGCTGATCTATCAATCGGGCATTCGTCGCGTATGGTTTGGGCAACGCTACAGGGATGATGCTGGAGTGGAGTTTTTAACAAAATCAGGCGTTGAAGTAAAAAAAATATGATCACACCACGTTACAATTACACACCCCTGGATCGCACCACTGTGGATGGCAAACGCCACTACTGTTTGCCCGACGGCAGCAAAGTACCCAGCGTTACTACAATTCTAGATCGTACCAAACCTCAGGAAAAACGCGAAGCTTTGACCAACTGGAAAAAGCGTGTGGGCGAACAGCGAGCACAGGAGATTACCACAGAAGCTGCCAACCGCGGCACTAGAATGCATGCCTATTTAGAGTCTTACATCCTAATGGACGACATTAAGCCGTTGCCCAACAATCCCTATGCTCATCCCAGCTGGTTCATGGCAGCAGAAGTCATACTCAAAGGCCTGGCCAATGTGGATGAGTTTTGGGGTGTGGAAGTTCCCTTGTACTACTCGGGGCTTTATGCAGGCACTACAGACTTGATTGGGGTTTGGAAGGGCCGGCCTGCTATCATGGACTTCAAGCAAAGCAACAAGCCCAAAAAGCGTGAATGGATCGAAGACTACTTCTTGCAATTGGCTGCCTATGCTGCTGCACACAACGAAATGCACGGCACCAACATCGAAGACGGTGTTATTTTAATGGCTGTGCAGCCCAAATTGTTGGAAGATGGCTCGTACTCAACCCCACAATATTTGGAGTTTGAAGTAGAAGCAAAAGAGTTTGCATACTGGAGCGATCAGTGGATGAAGCGTGTAGAGCTCTATTACTTGAGCAGGTAAATATGTGATAGATTAAGGACTTTCACACGTGGCCATTGTTCAAATATCAAGAATTACCAACCGCAAAGGTTTACAAGCAGATTTACCACAACTGGCTGGTGCAGAACTGGGCTGGAGCATTGATGAGCGCAGATTGTTCATAGGCAACGGAACACTGGAAGAAGGCGCACCAGTGATTGGCAATACAGAAATTCTTACTGAATTCTCTGATATTCTTGACTTTGCAGTTACCTATACCTACAAGGGCGAAGCCGCAGGCTATATTGCTCAAACTGGAGCTACCCCTGGAACACCAGTCACACAAAGTCTGCAAAGCTGGTTGGATCAATGGGCATCAGTCAAAGACTTTGGTGCTGTGGGCGACGGTGTCGCTGACGATACAGATGCTATCAATCGTGCGCTGTATCAACTTTACTGTCGTGAAGTAAACCCGCAAATTCGACGCAGCCTGTACTTTCCGGCAGGCGTGTACAAGATCAGTCAAACCATTGTGATTCCACCTTATGCCCTGTTGTACGGTGAAGGTGCAGACAGTTCTGTGATTACCATGGCCGCGGGGGATGACAGTGCATTGCGTGCCTATGTGGCCCGCACCGGAGACAGTCTACAACAGACCGGTGTCAATATTGGCAATAATGGTGCCGTACTGCCTCAGTATGTCACAGTCAACAATCTTGGCTTTGCCACCGACGATCCTGATGTAGATGTGCTGTTGATTGAAGATGCCAACAACTGTACTTTTACCAACGTTGGCTTGTACGGGCCATTGACCACTGGGGATCTCAACACCGACGCTGACAACATTGCTGGTGTAAGATTTGCCAGTACTCCTTCTTTGGTGTGTGAATCCATTGTGTTTGATCGTTGTGTGTTCTCGGGCACCACCTATGCATTGTCCACCGATCAACAAATCAAAGGTGTTACTGTGACCAACAGTCGCCTTGACACCCTGTATCAAGGCATTGCACTGGGCACAGTAAGTCCGGTATTGGGCGGCCCAACTGGAGTGAGAATCACCAACAACGTTTTTGACAATGTCTACGCTCAAGGCATTGTGATTGGTGCTATTTCGTTGAACGCCAGCGGGTACAACATATTCTACGATGTCGGCAACCATTTCAATGGCACAACCAGTCCTGCTACCACAATCATTGACATCCTCAACGCCAACAACATCAGCGTAGGCGATATGTTTGAGCGTGCTGACCAATATGCAACCACTTACAATCGAATCAACCTTAACGATACTGCCAGTATTGGTATTGTAAACTCCAAGGCCATTGAAATAGGACCAACCTTTATTCAGTCTGCACCGAGAACTACGCTTACCAACAATGCCAGCAATCAAACTTTTTACACATTTGATCCAGCCCTTGTGTCATCTGCAACAATCAACTATGGTATAACCAGAGATACTGGAATAAGACAAGGTGCATTTAGAGTGGTTGCCACCGGTGGCGGAGTACTGACCTACGACGATGATTACAATCAAAATTTAGACATTGGAGTTACATTGTCTGCAGTGGCATCAGGCGGTTTGATCAATGTTCAATACACAACATCTAACACAGGCATAGATGGTTTTATCAGTTTCACAGTTTCTTGTTATCGCACCTGATGTGGCCACGAACTTTTGAGCTTAGGCTCGATGCCTGGGCCGAATTGCGATCCCACGCCCAAAAATTATCTGCCGAACAGGCCTTGTTTGAAATCAATCGATGGTGGTTTGCTGCTCCATGGCGTGCCTATCATCTCCACTGGGACGATCAGAAAGATTGGCCCGATCCTTGGGAACTTTTGAGCGACAACATTTATTGTGATGTTGCAAGAGCACTAGGAATTCTATATACTATTAGTTTATTGGACCATGCAGATTTGACGGATGCAGAACTGGTTTTGACTCGAGATGGACACAATTTAGTCCTTGTGGACAAAAGAAAATATATATTGAATTGGGAACACAACAGCATTGTAAATACCAACCACAAGCTAGAAATCATAAAGTGTTTGACTCAAAGTCAAATACAACAAAAATACAACTAATAGAGTAAGCAATGACACAAATTACAGTAGTGAAACGAAGCGGTCACAAAGAACCGTTGCACATTGAAAAATGGCAAGCGCAGGTAGCCAAGGTTTGTAGAGGAATAGCAGATGTCAGTCAGAGCATGATTGAAATCAAGGCACAGTTGCATTTTTATGATGGCATTACTACTCAAGAAATTGACAGCATTACTCTTCGCGCCATTGTAGATCTAATTGATGTAGAATCAAACCCCGAAATTGGTCATACCAACTACCAGTATGTGGCAGGCAAGCAACGCTTGAGCATGCTGCGCAAAGATGTCTACGGCAGTTACGATCCGCCTCATTTGTATGACATTGTAAAGAAAAATGTGGAGGTGGGACTGTACACACCTGAGCTGCTGGCCTGGTACTCTCGCGATGACTGGGATCGTATGAATGACATTATTGATCACAGCAAGGACGAACAATACAGCTATGCTGCCATTGAGCAGCTGATTGAAAAGTATCTAGTGCGCAATCGTGCCACAAAGGAAATCTACGAAACACCTCAAGTGCGTTACATGGTTGCTGCTGCAACTGTGATGCATCGAGAAGAGCCACAGTCGGCTCGCATGAGACTGATCAAGGAATATTACAATGCAGCTTCTGACGGCCTATTTACTCTCGCTACTCCTGTTCTTGCTGGGCTTGGTACTCCTACCAAGCAATTTTCTAGTTGTGTACTCATTCGCAGCGATGATGATCTTGACTCCATTTTTGCTAGCGGAGAAATGATGGCCAAATATGCCAGCAAACGTGCTGGTATTGGTCTAGAGATTGGCCGCCTGCGCCCTCTGGGCAGTCCTATTCGTGGTGGCGAAATCATGCACACTGGCATGATTCCCTTTTTAAAGAAGTGGTTTGGTGATCTACGGTCATGTTCACAGGGTGGTATTCGCAATGCTTCAGCTACAGTTTTCTATCCCATCTGGCATCATCAATTCGATGATCTCATTGTGCTCAAGAACAACCAAGGAACTGAAGAAACACGAGTACGACACATGGACTACGGAGTGGTACTATCTGCTTTCTTTTGGCGTAGATTTAAAAACAAAGAGAATATTACATTTTTTGACCCCAATGAGGTACCGGACCTTTACGAGTCCTTTTATAGAGACACTAAACTTTTTGAAGATCTCTATGTCCGGTATGAAGCACGATCTGATCTCCGCAAAAAGACTATGTCTGCAGAAGAAGTATTCAAATCTGGCATCCTTAAGGAGCGAACAGACACTGGTCGTATCTATCTAGTGTTTGTGGACAATGTGATGAACCAGGGACCATTTGATCCCGAGTATCACACCATTTATCAATCAAACCTTTGCTGTGAAAT